ATTGGTGCGGCTGTCAGGTCTTCAGAGCGCGAGTAGCGCCGCCGGTATCAGGCCCTTATAGGGCCTAATCAAGCCACCGGCTTAGCCGGTGGTACATGACTAGAGGTGGACGATGGATCAGTACAGCTTCTGGGTCGTAACAAGCGTCATCGGCTTGATGATCGCCGCGCTGGCCTGGTTCATGAAGCGCTTGGTTTCGGAGCTTGAGGCCAAGATCGCGCGCAGCGAGAAGGCCAACCGGGAGCGGATGGACGCGCTCGAAAAGCGTATTGACCGCCAGGATGACCGGTATGATCAGCTGCTGACGCAGCTGCCGGAGAAGTATGCGCTGCGCGACGACCTGATCCGTATGACCCAGAACATCGAGGCGCAGCTATCCCGGATCCGAGACCTGATCATCAACGGATTCCGAGGCGAGAAGGAGGGGCCCAGATGCTGAATACCGACGTTCTTACCCGCAAGCAGATGCGCGGCGACATCGTGACCAGGCTGTACGAACAATATGGCCGTCCGCCGATCCCCGTAAAGACGCTGATCCTGACCTTCCAGGGCACCTACCAGACGGCGGAGACCGAAGTGCCGGCGCAGCTGTTCTACCTTGCGGATCCGGCGAAGGGCTTTGTGACCATCAGCTACAAGGATGGGAACGAACCCGAACTGACGCCGCTGCGGGGCGCTTTCGTCCAGCTGACCGCCGCGGGTTGCAACCTGGCCGAGGGCGACGTCGACGACCCCGGCGTGATCTTCGGGGATGGCCGCCGGAGCTGAGGGGTACTCCCAGTACCGCATCCGGTCGCGGGTGGACGAGCTGCCGCCGGAGGCGCGGGAGCGGATCGACGAGATGCTGGCGTCGCAGACGCCGTACTACACCTATCAGGACATCAGCGACGCGCTGGCAGCGGACGGTCTGGCCATCTCCAAGAGTTCGATCGGCCGGTATGTGTCCAGGCGCAACGCCAGCGCCCGCGAGGTCAATCTGATCGTCCGCCAGACCGACGCGCTGCTCCACTGGATGGAGGGCCACCCGACGTTCGACGCGGCACAGGCGTCACTGGCGCTTTTGACCGGACGGCTCAGCGATCGGCTGATCACCGAGCCCGGAATGGTCAAGGAGATTAAGCCGGATGTGGCAGCCAACCGGATCATTCAGGCGGCGCGGGCCAGCGCGGCGCTGGCCAAGATCGCCGAGGGGCGCGAGGACGATAAGGCGACCGCCAGGGCGGCGGTCATGGACGAGATGCGCGATGCGCTGCATGATCACCCCGAGCTGTTTGCACAGCTGCAGGAGCTGATCGCGGGACAGGAGGAGGCGGGATCATGAGCTGGTATGCGATGCAGGTGCTGACGGGACGCGAGGATGACGTGGTGGCCATGCTGCACCGGGCAGGGATCCACGCCACCACGCCGGTACGGGCCGTGCTGGAACGCCGGGGCGGCCAATGGGAGCCGGTGCGCAAGGCGCTGCTGCCTGGATACGTGCTCATTGAGTGCGAGATGACGGTGCCGCTGTACTACCACCTCGGCCGCAAACCGGCCGTTGTCCGACTGCTGGGTAGCGCCGGCCAAGTGGTCAGCCCGATCTCCCCGGAACAGATGCAGGCGATCGGCGCGATGATGCTGCACTATGACGCGGACCTGCAGGCGGGGATCTCCCACGGCCGCCGCGGCGCGGACGGAACGGTCGAGATCCTGGACGGGCCGCTGACGCTGATTGACAAGACCAAGATCCTCAAGGTAGACGCCCGGCGCCGCCGGGCCACCGTCGAGCTCACGCTATACGGCGACACCTACCAGACCGACATGGCGCTGATCGTCGAGGGCGAAGCGGCTGACGAACCCGAGACCGACGCCGAGGGCACTGACAAGCAGCCCTAACCTCCCCCGCACCTGGTGCGCCGGGCGGGCGGAGACGGGCGATTACATCGAACCCAATGATGGGCGCTCCACGCGGGCGCCAGGCCCGGACATGCGCCGGGACCACAGATGGGATAGCGGCACCGACCGCTGTATCAACCGGTAGGGCGGCGAGCGATGGCTCGCTCGCTGCCCAGACACGACCTCCGGTCTAAGGGAGGCGTCCACCCATCCGACTGGCGATGGCGCAAAGGGGTAAGCTACCGCACCGCGATATGGGAAACAGAGCGCTATGGATTCCCCGACGGTTGGGCTCCCGATACGCTATCGAGAGGACAAAGACCGCGACGGCCCGGAAAGACGGGCAACATAGCGACGGAGTTCGACGGCGAACGACCTCCCCGAGATAGACGGGGAGACAGGTGCGGGTCCGAATCCCGCCGTCGCTACCACCGGTCCATGCCGGGTGTACCTTGTGCCCTGCGCCTACAAGGCAGGCACGCGAATCTGGCGCGCTGCCCGAGCTGTGCGATTGCGAGTGGCAAGAGCATCAAAGCCGGCTATCAGCGGGGCACTAAACCTGGGGGCTGCCTAGGGCATCAACGCGGATCGTAACCGCGGGCCCCCTCCACCGGTCCGTCCCGCCCGCGGATCGGCACCTTCCTCCTCACGGGCCGCGGCCGACTACCGCGGCCCCCTGGAAAAACCGCCAGCGCGCCCGAGCCGTTTATTCGGCCCCGTGGGCGCGCTGGTTTTTAGACGTCCGTACACAGGCGCATGGCCAGCAAACGCGCGACAGGGGCCGTATACGGCTGTATACGGCTGTGCGTTTTGGATGGCATGGATTACCAGGAGGTGACGGGGTACGGAGACGATCCAGCAGCTGGTCGGCAAGGGAGCCAACAGGGCCGTCCTGGACGCCCGCAAGTCCTTTTGGGACTACTGCAAGTACAGTAATCCGGCGTTCTTCCGGGAGGATCGGCCACACCTGAAGCGCCTAGCCGAGACGCTTCAGGCGGCTTTTGAGCGCAAGATCCGGAGGAAGGATGGTGGCCCGATCGAGGGCGTGATCATCAACCTGCCGCCGCGGCTGGGCAAGAGCTATACGTTGACGCTGTTCAATCAATGGGTGCTGGGACACGATCATTCGCAGAGGATCATCTCAGTCTCTTACAATGAGACGCTGGCGACAAGGTTCGCCAAAGGGATCAGGGACGGAATCGACGCGACAAAAATCGATGAGCGGGTGCACATCTTCGCCGACATATTTCCGGGTACGCATATCAAATTCGGAGACGCCGCCGCAAGCCTATGGGCCTTGGACGGGCAGTTCTTCTCATTTCTGGCCACGGGCTTCGGCGGCACGATCACCGGCGTGGGCTGCTCCATCGGGATCATCGACGACCCGGTGAAGAACCACCTGGAGGCGGCCAACGAGGCGATCCTGGAGCAGCAATATCAGTGGTACACCGATACGTTTTACTCGCGCGTCGAGGAGGGCGGGCTGAAGATCATCGTCATGACGCGCTGGGCCAGCGGCGACCTGGCCGGGCGGCTGATCGCCAAGGACCCGGACGCTTGGCACGTCGTTTGTCTGCCCGCCTGCACGGATGAGGCTGCGCATGAGATGCTGTGCCCGAGCCTCCTCAGCTGGGATCGGTGGCAAACGATCCTCAAGACCACGAGCGTCGAGATCGCGATGGCCAACTACCAGCAGCAGCCGATGGATGTCAGTGGCAGGCTATACGACCATTTCTCGACCTATGCGGAATTTCCGAAGCGGCCGGACGGGTCTTTGGACTTCGAGGAGATCATCTGCTACACCGATACGGCGGACACCGGAGCGGACTACCTGTGCGGCCTGGTCGCGGGCAAGCGCCAGGGGCAGGAGTATATGCTGGATGTGCTCTACTCCGATAAGAGCATGGAGGTCACCGAGCCGCTGCTGGCGGACATGCTGGTGCGCAACCGCGTGCAGGAGGCGTACATCGAGAGCAACAACGGCGGCCGGGGGTTTGCCCGAAACGTCGAGGCGCTGATGTGGAGCCGGTCCGCCTGGCGCGGCACCCGAGTGATCCCCCGCAACCAGCGGCAGAACAAGGTGGCGCGGATGTTGGTGGGTGCGTCGTACGTCATGAACAATATCCTATACCCCAAAGACTGGGGGACAAGGTGGCCGGACTACCAGCGGGCGATGACGAGCTTCCAGCGCCGCGGGCAGAACGCCCACGACGACGCGCCGGACGCCACGACGGGCCTGGCGGAGATCATGACCGGCGGCCTGGCGGGCCGCGATAAATTTATGAGCGGGAAGGGGCGGCGTAGATGATCAACATGGATTGGATCAAGACCGAGCTGGGCGGGCTGTACGGCAGCACCGTGATCCAGGAGATCAGCGAGATCATCCGCCTTTACGAGCTCTACGAGGGGCCGCGGCTGGGTGATACGAAGCCGCAGGAAGGCGACTCTCCCGAAAGGGTCACCCGCCTCCGGACCAACTACATCAAAAAGCTGATCAAAGACGAAAGCCGCTTCATGGTCGGGCGCGCGCCGGAGTTGCGCGTCGTGGCCGACAAAGCGGACGCCAAGGCCGCCTCGACGATCGAGGATTACCTGACCGATACGCTGGCCGCCAACCGGTGGCAGCGGCTGCTGATCAACGGCGTCCGGGACTGCTTCGTGGGCAAGCGCGTGGCGCTCTGTTTGGACGGCGCACCGGGCGGGCAGATCGGGATCCGGTTCGTCCCCTCCACCGAGTTCGTGTATGAGGTGGATAACGACGGGGTGCTGACCAAGATCATCCTGTTTTTTGGCATCAACGATCAGTTGGAGCGCAGTCAGCAGCGGATCTACCACAAGCGGCTATGGTTGGACGGCGGCAAATGCCTGATGGATGAAGGTGTCTACGACGGCTATGGCCGACAGGTGGAGCTGCGTCATAGCGCCGAGCCCACCGGCCTCGACTTCGTCCCGGCCTATGTGATCGTCAACGATGGGTTGACCGGGGACCTATGTGGGGAGTCTGACGTGCGCGAATTATCTGAAAATCAGCGCGCGTATGACAACCTCAAGTGCGACGACATCGACGCGCTGAAGTTCAACATGTTCCCGCAAAAGGTGCTGGTGGACGCGTCCCAGGCGTCGGTGGAGCATGTGGTGATCGCCCCCGGCGCGCTGATCGACCTGCAGACCGACCCGTCCAAGCCCAGCGGCAGCGCGTCGGCCACCGTGCTGGAGACGCAGTTTGGCTATGACGCGCGCTATGAGCACACCGTCGACCGGATCAAGCAGGACATGTACGGGCTGATCAGCGTGCCGGACGTCGCCGTGGAGCAGCTGCAGGGCGTGGCCGGCAGCGGCAAGGCGATGCGGGCCGTCTACTGGGGCCTGATCTGCCGCTGCGAGGAAAAATGGGCCGAGTGGGACGACGCGCTCAGGTGGATGGTGCGCCGCCTGGTGGACATGGCCAGGATCTACGGCGCCGCGCAGCTGCCGGAGATCGACTACACGGTGCGCGTCGAGCACCTGTACCCGATCCCGGACGACGAGGAGGACGAGCGAACCCGCGACCTGGACGAGGTGAGCCGCGGCGCCCGGAGCAAGCTGAGCTACATCCGTAAGTGGCAGCCGGACGCGGACGCCGAGGGCGAGCTCATGCAGATCCAGGCGGAGCAGCGGGCGCAGGACGCCTACGGCATGGCCGTGGCAGGCGAATTGGGAGGCGGCGGGACGGGGGTGTAGCGCGTGGACGATTATACCAGGCGGCGCCTGGCGGCCATGCGGCGGGAGCAGCTGGGCATCATCTCCCAGGCGGACCGCGAGATCGTGGGGATCTACCAGCGGGCGCAGGAGGAGATGGCCAGGCAGGCCCGTGACGCCCGCTCCGGCAGCCTGACCGAGCGGTGGCTGCAATCGTACAGCCACAGCCTGGACGAGACCGTCGGCCAGATGCGCCGGGACATCTACGGCACTGTCAAGGACGCCGCAACCCGCGCCGCGCAGCTGCCGGCGGATCATACCGAGCGCTTCCTCGCCACCAGCATGGAGCGCGCCGGCGCGGACGCATCCTTCCGGGGCGTGCTGTCCAAGGCGCCCACCGACGCCATCCGATCCATCATCGACGGCCGGATGTACCGGGACGGCGTGACGCTCTCCCGCCGCATCTGGAATCAGACAGGATGGCTCCAGCACGGCGTCGAGGACGTCATCACCCAGGGCCTCGCGCAGCAGCAGGACCTCAAGAGCATCGCCCGCGCGCTGGAACAGTACATGGATCCCGGCGAAAAGGCGCCCATCGACATCCGGCGGCTGTACCCCAGTATGGGAGAGCCGGCCAAGGGCGGCCAACCGATCCCGGCCACCTATCAGATCGAGTACAACTCACTGAGGTTGGCCAGGACGGCGGTCAACCACGCGTACTGGGGGGCCAGCAAAGCGTCGGCCAAGCTCAACCCGCTGTGCGAGGGGATGCGGTGGATCCTGTCCGACGAGCACTTCACGCGCCAGGTATCCAAGTGGGGCCCGGACGTATGCGACGAGTATGCCGCGCATGATGAGGGGCTGGGCGTGGGCGTCTATCCGGTGGACAAGATGCCCTTGCCCCACCCGCAATGCCTGTGCCGGCAGGAGCAGGTGGTGCCCACCATCGACGAGGCGGCCGACCGGCTGCGCGCCTGGATGGACGGGGCCAGCGATCCCGCGCTGGATCAGGGGTTTGCGCTGGCGCAAAAGAGACGCGCGCTTGACAACCCGCCAAAATTTGGTACAATAAAGCTGCCCGATCAAGAGATCTTCCGCGGCCCAGGCGCGAAGGGCGCAAACTACGATATCCTCGGGCCGGATGATCAGTATTATCAGTATGCAGCCGGAACGAAAATCCAGGATCGCGAGGTTTTCGCGGGATACGGAACCCGGCATCCACTCCACGAGGGCGTCGCCGAAGGTCTGACGGAAGAATTCGGCGGGGACCCTACGAAATGGCGGCATGAAAAAGGGATTGGGATCATCGACCGAAACGGCGAAGAAGTGCGCGCCGAAGTCCATTGGTTCTACGCAGAATCGGTGGGGCAAGTCAAGCACATGATCAAAGAATGGCTGGAATAATCAAAGTCAAGATGCGGGGCATGAAGGTCCGGTACACGGGTAAAACCCGTGCGCTGGAACTGACGCAGGACAAGACCTATGATGTGCTGTCGATCGAGCGCGGTTGGTATCGCATCGAGACGGACAAGCTGGGCGATTACCTGTATCCGCCTGACATGTTCGAGGTCATGGAGGCGGGCGAGGAGGCATGAGGGTGCATAGGTTCATTTGCCTGGCGCTGGTGGCGCTGATGGTTTTGGCGGCCGTGCCCGCGATGGCGTCGCCGACCTATCAATTATGGGGGATCCCCTTCGGGTGCGACAAAGCTACCTTTATCGCAAAAGTTCGTGACGAGCAAGGCATAGAGTTTGAAGGCGACTCAACGACCATCTATTCTCGGGCAGGACAGAACATTAAAGTCTATGGCTATCCCGCCAACATCAGAGCAACGTTTGTAAATGGCCTGGACGGAGTGGCCATCGAATTCGCGGAAATAACCAATGATAAAGCAGCAAAAGGAGATGTCGTTGCCGAGGCAATCAATAGGCTCCGGACTATCTGCGAGAGCATGTCAGCTCAAGGATGCGGTATAACGGGAGGGCATTTCCGGACGGGGTCTAAAGACGTTGGCACGATTTCCGCCGAGGAGTTGACGGAATACAACTTCCCGATAATCGACGGTAAGCCTAATTATGATGCCCTGACGCGCGCCGCGCTGGCCGAACAAATGACCGTGATCCGGATAGACTGCAGCAACATCCTGATTGCCGTTGACGTTGTTGACAATGGATCTTTAGAAGACAAAATCCAAGCGTCTGTCAGCGTGTACTTCTGGGATCAACCGACCAAAGGGGGATTTTCGACCGACCTTTCCAGCTATGGACAACATCAAATAGGTTAGCTGATAAGATGAGCCATAGACGCGCTCTCCGAAAGGGGGGCGCTTTTATGATACAAACTTTTCGGATAAGGAGGCTATTGAAATATGGCTGATCCCATCGCAACCCCTACCCCCGAACCCACCCCCGAACCC